TAATGTCTATGAAACATAGGATTAAAATGAATATATTAAAACAAATAAAAGAAATATATCCATTAATTTATACACCAGAACCAGAAACAATACAATTTGTTATAGATAATTTATATCCATTTTTATTTAATAGTAAAGATAGTGCAATATATTTTTTAAATATAATTGGTGATAGTATTTTAAAAAAAAATGAGAATATAATTTATATAATATCTGCAAGTGCAAAAGGTATATGCAGAGAAATAATGAGTTATGCGTATAATTTGCTTGGGATCACTCATATATTTAATTGTATTAAATATAAATATTATGAACACAATTTATCTGATTGTAGGTTAATAAAAATTAATTTTAGTAATAAAAAATTGGTATTAGCTAAATCATTTTATAAATATATTTTAGATTTTTTTTTAGTTGCATGTCATTATTCTAAAATAAATATTAATGCTGATACATTTTTGGAAACATGCGACACAACATTAATTCGGCATGCTTTATTTTTAAAAGAAAATAGCATAGATGATATAATTGATAATTTTATAGATACTACATTGGAAAAATGTTCTGGGACATCAATAAATTGGAAAAATATGCTGTATTTATGGAAGTTTTTTCTAGACAAAAAAATAATTCCTAATATGATATTTAATGCAAAGTTAAAATTATTACTGGCTCAAAAATTAGAATATATAGAGCATTCAGATTCTTATTTTAATATTACAAGTAAACTTTTACCTGTTATTAGTAATTTTATAAAATTTTGGGATGAAACAATGGTTAAAGATGAAGATGAGATTTTTATTGAAATAGATGAAATTAATAATTTATTTAAACATTGGTCGGGAAAAAGTTCAACTTTAATAACAGATGATATATTAATTGATTTAATTCAACATTTTTATAATGATATAATAATTGATGAGTATAAATATATTCAACAAATATCATGTAAATTATGGGATAAAAAAAATGATATAATAATTTCATTAGAAGAATATAAAATATATAAAAATAATAATACTAATAATACCGATAGTAGTATCTATAATATATATAAATATTATTGTGATTTTTATTCACATAAACAATTTATTGTTAGCAAACAATATTTTGATAAATTTATAATAGACTATATTAAACCTGAATTTATAGATGAATATGGGTTTATTTTGCCCTCTTGGTGGAACTGCGAGTAGTCCAGCCAAATTTTCCCTTTTTAGTAAAATATCCAGCCTTTTCTAAACGCCTTTCTCTCTTTGCAGTAGAATGTTTTTTAACAGAAACAATCCTTCCTCTTTTATTCATCATCAAATCTTTTTTAGTTAAGTCTCCTGCAGTTTTGTATGCCGTGCCATGAAATACTTGAGCCCGAGAGCCAACTAGCATTTCAAATTTATTATTGCCTACATGATATAATCCATCACTTCCTTTAGTTGCACGAATCATTATAATTATATAAAAGAAAAAAAATATTATTTAATGTTATTAAATAATATTAACGCATCAATTAAATGTATTTCTTATAGGTTTTCCATAACCAGATGGCGATCCAGCCCAATACCCTAAAGCATTTAATGTATTATTTGCATAAGTCAATTTTTGTCCCGCGGTATGATATATTGAATTATTTATAATATTGCTAAATGTTTGCCATGCTGGGTCTATCTGCACTTTAACTATACTTTTTTCAACTTGTCCTAAACTATTAATGGTATTAATTGTTTTCAAATGCTTATATGAAAGTGTATATAAATCAGGACACGAACTACTAATATTACCATTACCATTATTAGTATTATTAGTATTATTAGTATTTGAATAAGCACATTTAAACCATTCGCTTTTAATAGAAGTATAGTTATTTTTACTCATTATATTATTCTATATATTTATTTAACGATAAAATTGAAACAATTTAAAATGTATTAAATATGTATATTAATACATTCTAATGAATTCTACTGAAGAGACTAATCTTACTAATCAATATCAAAAAAAAACAGATCGTCAACATATACTGGATGCTCCAGATACATATATTGGATCCATTGAAAATGTTGATTATGAATGCTATGTATTGGAAAATGATAAAATTATATCTAAAACAATCGTATTAAACCCTGGATTATATAAATTATTTGATGAAGGCATTGTTAATTGTAGAGATCATGCTGTTAGATGCAAACAAATGATTTCTGAAAATAAACCTAATATAATTCCTGTATCGTATATTGATATTTCTATAGATTCTGAAGGAATAATAACACTTACTAATGATGGGAATGGTATAGATATTGCAGAACATCCTGAATATAAAATATGGATTCCAGAATTAATTTTTGGACATTTGCGTACATCTACCAATTATGATAAGAATGTAAAAAAAATAGTTGGTGGTAAAAATGGATTTGGTTTTAAATTGGTATTAATTTGGTCTACTTGGGGAAAAATAGAAACAGTAGATCATACCAGAGGATTAAAATATATTCAAGAATTTAATGATAATTTATCTATTATTGGAAAACCAAAGATTACAAAATGCAAAACAAAACCATATACTAAAGTATCATTTAAACCAGATTATAATAAACTTGGAATGACTGGATTGAGTGAAGATTTTATAAAATTATTGCAAAGACGTGTATATGATATTGCTGCAGTTACTGATACAAATATAAAAGTAAAATATAATTCTGAAATTATACCTATTAATAATTTTCAAAAATATATTAATCTTTATATTGGAAATAAAGATGAAACAACACGAATTTATGAAGAATTTAATGAACGATGGGAATATGCTATATCTCTTTCTCAATCTGGTGAGTTTTCACAAATATCTTTTGTTAATGGTATATTTACAAGCAAAGGTGGAAAACATGTTGAATATATTATAAATCAAATAACTCGCAAAATTCAAGCACTTATATTAAAAAAAAAGAAAATAGATGTTAAACCTGCATCAATCAAAGAGCAATTAATGCTTTTTGTAAGATGTGATATTGAAAATCCTGCATTTGATAGCCAAACAAAAGATTTCCTAACAACAGCTGTATCCAATTTTGGTTCTTCTTGTTCAGTAAGCGATAAATTTATAGAAAAAATAGCAAAAATGGGTGTTATGGATGCAGCGTGTGCTTTAACTGAAGTAAAAGAAAATAAAGCAGCAAAAAAAACAGATGGTGTTAAAACCAGAAGCATTCGTGGAATACCTAAATTAATTGATGCAAATTATGCAGGAACTAATAAATCAAAAGAATGCACTATCATCTTTTGTGAGGGAGATTCGGCAAAAGCAGGAATTGTTTCAGGACTTTCAAAAGAAGATAGAAATGTTATTGGTATTTATCCAATGCGTGGAAAACTTTTCAATGTAAGAGGTGAAATTCAAAAACGTATTTCTGAAAATAAAGAAATTAAAGAAATTAAACAAGTATTAGGATTAGAAACAGGTAAAATATATACAGAAAACGAGATTGAGAAAAAATTAAGATATGGAAAAATTATATTTATGACAGATCAAGATTTAGATGGAAGCCATATTAAAGGTCTTGGTATTAATTTATTTGAAAGCGAATGGGGTTCGTTATCAAAAATAAATGGATTTATAGGATTTATTAATACTCCTATATTAAAAGCAAAAAAAGGAACACAAGAGTTAATATTTTATAATGATGGTGAATATAGAGCATGGAAAAATGAAAATGTATCAACTGGATGGAAAATCAAATATTATAAAGGTCTTGGAACAAGCACATCAAAAGAATTTAAAGAATATTTTGAAAATAAAAAAATAGTATCATTTACTCATAATGGCGACGAAAGTTCTGATGCAATTGATATGGTTTTTAATAAAAAAAGAGCAGATGATAGAAAAGATTGGTTGGCAACATACAATAGAGAATTATATTTAGATACAAATAGATCTGATATTACCTTTAAAGAATTTATTAATAATGAAATGATACACTTTTCAAAATATGATTGCGACCGCTCAATACCAAATGTAATGGATGGTCTTAAAATTAGTCAGAGAAAAATATTATTCAGTGCATTTAAAAAAAGATTAACAAATGAGATTAAGGTTGCACAATTTAGTGGCTATGTATCAGAACAAGCAGCATATCACCACGGCGAAGCAAGTTTAAATGGTGCTATTGTTGGCATGGCTCAAACATTTGTTGGTTCTAATAATATAAATTTATTTGTGCCAAGTGGTCAATTTGGAACACGCTTACAAGGTGGCAAAGATTCTGCTTCTGAAAGGTATATTTATACATATTTAAATAAATTAACGAGATTAATATTTAATGAAAATGATGATAAAATTTTAACATATTTAGATGATGATGGTGTATCTGTTGAACCTATATATTATACTCCAATAATTCCCATGATATTGGTAAATGGAAGTAAAGGTATTGGAACAGGGTTTAGCACTGATATTATGTGTTATAATGTTAATGATATTATTAGTTATTTAAAAAATAAATTAACTGATGTCTATAATGAACAATTGAAAATTCGTCCATATTATGAAGGATTTAATGGAACGATTGTAGAAATATCTGATAATAAATATTTAATTAAAGGCTTGTATCAGGTCATTGATGAAAATGCTATACGTGTTACTGAACTTCCAGTAGGTCTTTGGACAGAAGATTTTAAAGAACATCTTGAAAATCTTATTGAAAATTTATCAACAAAGACAGATAAAGATGGAGTAATTAAAAATAAAAAACTACCATCAGTTAAAGATTATAAAGATTTGAGCACAGATATAACAATTGATATCATTATATCATTTAATAATGGTATTCTAGAAAATCTATTGTCTACACCATATGATAACAATTGTAATGGATTAGAAAAATTGTTAAAATTATATACTACTCAATCAATGACTAATATGCATGCGTTTGATTATCAAGAAAAATTAAAAAAATATGAGAATCCAAAAGAAATCATTGATGATTATTATCCAATAAGATATACATTTTATCAGAGAAGGAAAACATTTCAAGTTGCAGAAATAGAAAAAGAACTTATATTATTGCGAAATCGTGCTAAATATATTCAAGAGATATTAGATAATACATTAGAATTAAGAAAAAAGAAAAAAGATGAGATTACAACTTTATTAAAAGAAAAAAATTATGATATTATTGATGACGATGATGAATATAAATATTTACTTAAAATGCCTATGGATAGTGTAACAGATGAAAATATTGAAAAAATAATAAATACCTATACTAGTAAAAATGCAGAATTAAATATTATATTAAATAAAACAATAGAAGAAACATGGATTGAGGAATTGGATATATTGCGTGAAGAATATGCAAAAGCCTTATTACCTGTTATTTCTGCAATACCATCTATATCAAAAATGCCTAAAAAAAGAGCTGTTAAAATGAAGGTAGTAAAATGAAGGTAGTAAAATAAATAGTATTTCAATATTTAATATTTATAATCTAATATTATTAACTATTTAGAACCATTTTTTTAATTCCAATTGTTTAGTTTTAGTTGATTCAAGAATAGGTCGGGGCATAAGCGTATACATATTGCTTGCATCTCTCTTATATTTCATATATCCATCAATCTCTCCATATATTTGTTTTACAGAGTAATCTATAACCAACATATTTAATTCTCTTATTTGTTCGGTATAATCATATGGTAAATTGACAGCATGTTGTAAATATAATCCTCGCATAATAGACATTAAAGAATCACAATCTTGTGGTCCTATTAAATGTTCTTTATTAGACATCATATAAATGTTATTTCTTATAGCATTTTGTAATATCTGAATATTTTTACTTGAAAAAAATGCAGTAGATAATAAACTTTCTTCAATATTTCCATTTAAAGCATCTCTAAAAGAGCTGCAGGCATTAATAGGTATTTTATCAATCATAGAAAATTTAACAGCAATATTTGGTCCTTCTATATTAACTCTACCATTACAAGAATTATTATTATAAGTATTCATATTTATATATATTATTAGAAAAATATATATATATATTATTATTTATATATATGGATTTAAATTTTCAAAAAACCATCGCGTTAATTGCCTTTTTATTATTAATTATTATTTATATTATTTATATAATTTCTCTGAAATATAATAAAACCTCTTCTTCTACTTTTCCTGAAATAATAGCAGATTGTCCTGATTATTGGAATGCAAATGTTGAAAATGGTATTAATGTTTGTAGTAATATTAAAAATTTAGGAAATACATCAGATACATCATGCCCTACTACTATGAACTTTAATATATTTCCTTTTAATACAGCAAAAGGTAATTGCTATAAAGCAGATTGGGCTAAAAAATGCAATTTAACATGGGATGGAATAACTAATAATTCTAATAAAACTTGTTCTTAAAAGAGCATAAACATTAATATATATCTATAATATGTCTTACATTGATTTTAAAAATATTAATTTTAATCAATTATTAGAGAGAGAAAATATATCTCAAAATATAAAAGACTTACTTATAAATTTTGAAGAAAATAAAAATAATATATCAATCAAAAGAAGTATATATATATATGGATCACCAGGATGCGGAAAAACAAAATTTATTACTCAATTATTAAAAGAAATAAATTATGATATTATACTTTATAATGCTAGTGATATTAGAAATAAAAACATCATAGATGATATTACTAAATATAATATGTCAGATAAGAGTGTTATTAGTATGTTTCAAAAAAGAGTAAAGAAAATAGCAATATTTATGGATGAGATTGATGGAATGAATAGTGGAGATAAAGGAGGCATTAATAGCTTAATTAAATTAATTAGACCTAAAAAAACAAAAAAACAGAAAGGTGAAGAATTTTCAATAAATCCTATTATATGTGCTAGTAATTATCATATGGATAAAAAAATTAAAGAACTAATGAAAGTGTGTCATATTTTTGAAATTGTGCTTCCAACTAATATACAAATAAAAAAAATAATTAATTTAATTATGCCAAATATAGAAGAAGGTCTATCTAACAATATAATTACTTTAATACACGGCGATTTAAGAAAACTTGAGTCAATTTACAATTTATATAAACATAAATCAAATATTTTCACTAAAGAATTAATAGAAAATATTTTTATCGTAAAATCATATAGTGAAAATATTAAAGAAATAACTAAATCACTTATTAATAACAAGATATCATTTAGTGATCATAATAGTATAATAAATGAAACAGATAGAACTACTATAGGGTTATTGTGGCATGAAAATATTGTAGATTATTTAGTATCTCCAAATAAATTAAAAGTTATACCTTTATATATTAAATTATTGGATAATATATGTTTTGCTGATTTTATAGATAGGATTACATTTCAAAAACAAATATGGCAATTTAATGAAATGAGTTCATTAATTAAGATATTTTATAATAATAAAATATACCATGATAATTATAAATATATACAAATTACATCAAATATAAAAGAAGAACCAAATATAAAAGAAAATTCAGATATTAACAATATTAACAATATTAATGACATTAGATTTACTAAAGTTTTAACTAAATATAGCACAGAGTATAATAATTTTGTATTTATTCAAAATTTATGTCAGCAATTAAATATTGATAAAAAAGATATGTTTAATTATTTTATTAATTTAAAAAATAATTACTCAATAGATCAAATATACATTAATTTTCAAGATTGTGATATTAGTAAATTAGATATTAATCGTATATATAGATATTTGGATAAATATATTAAAAATAATTGTGAAATAGATGATTATAATGAAGACGATGAAATAATAGAAAAATTTGATAATTATATAGAATAATATTATTTAATTAATTTGATTAATTTCTGTAAGCAATTGTTTATTCATGTTTAATATAGGTATTAATGGATTTTTTTCTAATTCTGTTATTTCTAATAAAATATTAGTATTATTGTTAGTATTAATATTATTGATACTGATTATAGTTTTAAGTTCCTCTATAATTATACGTTGCGTTTTAATTGATGCATCTTTTTCAAATACTTTATTTTTTAATGCATTAATAAACATTTTATTCATTTCTATTTGTTTTTTTAAATTGATAATTTCATCTAATTGATTATTTAATAATGTAATTGTTTCTTTAGAATTTAAAAATGTTGATGGATTGCCAGGTAATTCTATAAATTTTTCATTAGATTTAATTAGTTTTTGTTGTTCTTCTATATTTTTAAGTTGAATTAAAACATCTGGTTTCATTTCTGGTTTTCCTTCATCATATTGAGCAAGCAATATTTCTATGTTATTAATATAAAAATTTTTTAAATATTCATTTTTAATAAAATAATCAACATCCATCGCAACTGGTTTGCAATAGGATGGGTGTGGGTTCTCTAATATTTTTTTTTTATCAAATGTATTATGTGAATGAGAGAAAATCAAAATAGTTTTTTCAGAATCTAATTGAACAAATGGTATTGTATAATTTAGTAGAAACTCTTTTTCTTCAGCAAGAGATGCATTTTCATTATATCGTGTTTTAGTAAGCAATTCCCTTTTAAATGCAAATGTTCCTGCAGTTGCATGATTGGGTCCATATGGTCCCAACTGCCACATTTGATTTAAATGTTTAAACCATATATACATTTTACTTGAACCAGCGCATAAAGCATTTGGATTATCTTGTAATTTTTTAACAGCATGTGATACTCTCATAGGTGGATAATAATCATCATCATCCATATAAATAATTATTTGTCCTATTGTTTTTTCATGCATTAAATTTCGCTTTTTACCAAGTGTCATTTTTGTATTATATTTATAATATTTAACCTGTTTAATATTTATAAATAAATCTTCTACTTTATCTGTTCCATCATCAATAATAATCCATTCCATTTTATTTTTTGGATAATCTTGATTATTAAAACATTCAATTAAAGCATTAATAAATGGTCGCCTATTAAATGTTGGAGTACATATACTTACAAATGGAAGTTCTGATTTTTTATTTTTTTTCATTATAACAATATATTTTTTTTAGTTTATATTGTTATTATAAGTATTATAATTTTTATTATAATTTAAATATTATTTCTAGAAACAAATAAGACAAATGCCATACTAATTGCAGAAATAGAGTCAAGATATTTAGATGCAGATAATATTGTTAAAAAACCAAATGCAATTTTCATATAATATAATTTAGATGCCACTATTTCTTTAATGCTATAATAGTTTGTAAATATAGGATATAATAATAGTATATATATAATTTGAAAAAATTGCGTATAACTTATTAATATAGGCCATAATAAACTTATACCAAAAATAAATAATAATACAAATGCTTCATATTTAGCTGATTTAAACTCTCCTATTATAGAAGTAAAAAATCCTATAGGAGAGCTAGATAATATACATATTATAACAATAAATATTCCAAAGCAAAATACATAATCATCTGCTTTTTTTTGTTTAAAAAAAGAAAGCATTTTTTTGATAGTATCTCTATTATATATATATGAATCTCTCGCTGATTCACCAAACATTTTACTATAATTACCAGTTAATGTATATGGAAAAGATGCTTTATTAGGAAATACATCTTTATATGGAAATTTATTAGGATCAGTTGGAAACCATTCTGATAATTGGTCTGACTTAGCATTCATTAAATAAACCATATTACCGCCTATAAATCCCCATATTATAATAAGTATAAAATTATGAAATAAATTTTTAAAAAACCCTTTCCAATCTAATTTTTTAATAGGTTGTTCTGTAGTTGCATTTGGATCTTGTTCTATATTTTCAGCATTAGAAGTAATACCTGTTAGTTCATTTTTTTTTTTATCTATTAGAGATTCACTCATTATATTATAATATTTGAAAATAAATTAATTTATAATTATTATTATATATGAATATTTTTGAAATTTTATTAGTTTTATTTAATTTGGGTTTATTTATTGTATTAATAATGTTATTAATTAAACCAAAAAAATGTATGAAGGAAGGGTTTAATAGTTCTGCAATATATAGTAAAGTATGTGATAATACTACATGTGCAAATGGTTGCACAAAACCTACAGAAATTACGGATAATTGTGAAATGTCAACATTTAAAAATAATGATGGTTCTTGTTATAAAAGATGTAATTATACGTGTTCTAGTGCATTAGAAAAGAAATGCAAATATAGAGGATGTTGTGAAGGATGTGGCAAAGTTAATTTTCCAGTGCATTGTATAGGATTTGATAAACAACAAGATAAATCTTTAATGTATTTATCAAATAATAAAACTAGTATGAATAATGCTAAATTATCACATCCATCTGCAAATGATGATGAATGTAGCGTATTTAATCAAAGTAAAAAAAATAGATTATTAACTGATGAAAATATGAATGATTTGAGTCTAATATATGATACTAATCATTCATATAAATTAAAATATGTAAATGAGTATCCTTGCACTCCAAATATCACTGGAACATTTACCGAATGTGGTGTTCCTGCAATAAATAATGCATTATTTTAATTTATAATTTTAATTTATAATTTATAATTTATAATTTATCTTGCAAATTGTAATCCAGCATTGCCAGAAACAAATTTTACAATATTATATCTCTCTTCAAATATAGTTAAATCATAATTGTAATCATATATTATCCAAGAAGGTTTATTGACACCAATGATAGTTCCAGTAGCAGGATCGCAAATAGTATAAAATTTAGCATTTGGATCTAATACAGGTTGAATTGTGCTAAATTCAAACTCAATTGTTTTAAATTTGCTCATATTGATAGCACCATTTGGTTGAAAATCAAATGGGTTTGTATTTAAACAAAAATTATAACAATATAATCCATCTGGTCCATTTCCAGATGTTCTTGTATATTTTTCTATATAATTATATACACCAGAAGAAAGCACATTCTCTCTATATTTCCCATCTAATAATATTCCAAGTGATTGCAATATATTTTTTTCATTTTGAGGATTATAAAAATCAGTTAGAAAAAATCCAGTTACAGGTAATGGTAGTATGGCACCAAGCGGATAAGGATTATTATATGGTATTATAGCAGCACCACCCAACGGATTACTTGCTGTTTCTGTTGCATTAGACCCATCATTTGGAGGATATGGTTGATAATCATAAGGCCAATTGCTATAATTACTCCACTCATTTCTCATATAAGAGTCATTTCTCTGGAAAAACCATGCCCAATTTGAAACCATTCCAAGAGCATCTAATTGGACCTTTTTATTACCAGTAATATTAAAAAACTTATATTCATGAACATCTTTTATTAAATAATTTTGCTCATTTAAAGCAAATGATTTGACTTCTACTTCAGATAAAAATGCATATGTGGAAATAAGATGAACATCAGCATTCCAATTTGTGCGAGTATCTGTATATGAATCAAAATTCAATTGTGTATCAGGTGGGGGTTGTAAAAATCTATAAAATCCTTGGAGAGGATTATTAAAATTAGGTTGAACATATGGAGGAGTATTGGGTGCTGTATTACTAATATTACCAATATCTCGTATAACAAATAATTCTTGGACAGGACGAAGTGTTACATCAATTACCAATTGATTATATTGTAAAGCAACAAGTGGAAAAGCCATCTTACTATTTAATGAAAACCATGCATTTATTGGAATAAATAATTGTCTTCCTCTAATAGATGGTTCTGGTCCTAATAAACTTTGTGCTGTTGTTGTTCCTGTATAATAAGCATTTGGATATTTTCCATCACCGATAGAATTTTGCCCGAATCTTGCAGGGTCATTTAATTCGGCTATATTTCCAGTCATTTTATAATACAAATCTTTTTTAACATCACTAAAATCTCTCTCAACTAAATTATATAAATATTGACCTGAAAATTTACTTAATACTTGTCCACCAATAGATATTTGTATTTCTTTAATTAATTGGGTTCCTATATTTTTAATCCATTTAAATCCATATTCAACCCATTCACTATTAAGATGCCCTGTTGTGTCTATTGCTTGAGGTGGGTAAATAGGGCTCCATATATTTGGCAATTGAATAACTAAATATGTATCCATTAATAAATCAGCATATCTTGGAATTTTAAAACTAAATTTTGATTCTTCGCTCAATCTCATATTTCGCTGTCCTTCAAAATCAATTCTAAATTTTTGTAGTCCAAAATTTGTATATTTAGAATATACACATTTAAAAAAAGTTTTAGAAGGATTACCATTTAATATTATATTTTGTTGTCCATAAGCAACGATATTTAATAATCCGCCTGGCATTAATATATTATAGTAATATTATTTAACTAATTTATATTAATAATTATAAAATAATGTATTATTATAAGTATGAGTGATTTAATTAAAAATATTAATGAAAAAACTTTAAATTTATTAAAAAATAAAACATATTTAGTTAAGGTTATTATCATATCTATTATGATTGTTATTATATTTGGTATATTAATATCAATTTATAAAATCTCTCATTTAAATAATAAAAATTGTGATAAAATGGATAACTCATATAAATCATTTCCAAAAATAAGTT